GGTATTTAAATGTTTTGATGAGGTTGATAAAACAGCTTGGCTATACTTTTTGTTCGTCGGTATAAAACCTGATTTTGTGGATTTTTTCCACTCTTTTGTGGTGTTGTCAACAGGAATCTACACTCCTGAAAAGAAAAAGTATATATGTATGTGACTGATTTTTAGTTAGATATTAAAATGAACAGATTTGTGGCACGCTTCTTGTTTTATTGTTGTCGGTAAAAATGAATAAAAAATAAAGTAATTATGAAAAAGGTATTAGTAACATTGGTATTAGTGATGACTTTAGGCGTGTCTGTTTCTTTTGCTCAAGCGGCTCCGGTAGAGGTTCCGGTAGTGGAAAAGCCTCAACAATCTAAGAAGTTGGTTTTCTCGGAAATCTATATGAATGATGTGCCGGAAGCTGTGATGGACAGGCTTGCACTGGAAGGTGCTATGATAAAGCAGGCTTTTATGGCCTATGGCATTGATGGAAGCCGTATTTATAAAATTAATGTGTTGACAAGTGATGCTCATGAACAGACATTGTTCTTAGGTGAAGATGGTAAAATTTTGCAATAGTTAGTATATTTATAATAGTGCTTTTACATGAATTCCCGGCTTGTGATAAGTCGGGAATTTTTTTAGTTAAATTGTTTCTTGACGATATTCGAAAAATAATTAAGAAATCTCTTGTGCATAATAATTGTAGGTTTTATCTTTGCCACTCAAATTTAAAAAGGTGATACAATGGAAACTTATGATATATATTTTAAAGAAGGTAATGATTTTGCTAATAAAGGATTTTCATTGAAAGATAAGGCTAAAGCCATTAGAATGGCGGAAGATATGTTGGCTGAACGCAAAGGATATGTGAAGGATTTTGTTGGAGGAACTATTTCCGTAATGTGTAAAGAAACGAAAGAGGAAGTTTGGTCCAAGCCGATAGAGGAGGTTTAATGCAATTTTTACATCTTTTTTTGCCTTGCCAATCATAGAGTTGTGAAATACAGTGCTGTAATTGAAATGGTACGTAGCCGTTAATAGCAGCAACCCTTGGTTGTATTTGTGGTGGATTTGTTATTGGCGGACATGAATATTTCTTTCTCTTCTAGGATATTCGGTATATTTCTCCTTTCATGCTTTTGCCGGACTGATATAGATAATGCCGGGTAGCACTTGATAGGACGATGATTGTTCTTTTACTAAGATGCTTCAGTATGACTTTTTTCCGATCCTATCCATTCTTGACATATAGTTGTTATTCATAGCTAAATACACCGTATTCCCAATGAAGCTTTCTGTGGGGATCCCTTTGGTGTTCGTGTAACTATTGTGACTGTTATTATGCCGATGGGGTATAGTATTGATACAACAATGATTTTTCATAATAACTTTTAACTTATGATTTAGATAGCTCCGACTTGTCACAAATCGGGGTTATCCGCTTGTTATGCTATTAAACTTGGTCGGCTATTGGTTAACAATTTCACGCAACAGTAACTCTTTGGAGTAAAAGTGGCAAATAAATTTTTTGTTCACATGAAAAAAACTTTCCCAAAAGCTTTGTATTATTGATTTTCTATGTATCTTTGCATCGTTATTATTTCTCGGGGTATTAGCTCATCTGGCTAATTTTTTCTACTTCTTAATCTGCTGTTTGTCACCTATTTATATTTTTCGTTTTCGTTTGATGTTGAAACAATGTTGAAACAAAGGAGATTTTCATGTTAAAGCCGGGCGTAATCCCCGGCTTATGTTGTTTTTTAACTCTTCCCGGATTCCAATCATGTTCTTTAGTTGTTATTGCTAAAATATTGCTAAAACAATTTTCAAATCATTTCAATTCATCAAGCCTGTAACTACTTCCGTCTATAAATATCGAAGTACCAACAGTTGTAAACGTAGCCTTCTCCCTCACCATTCCACCGAGAGAGTTTTTAGCCCCATAATCCAGTTCCCAATTTACTGTGAAATCTCCATCCTTTGTGTATTTTTCGCTGTACACCTTGAAAGATTCAGGGTCTTTTAAGGTATAATCGAAATATGCTTTATACACTTTCCTCCCTTTATAAACAGCTTCATCGCAGGAACTCATACAGAATAGTGCTGACAAGCCTATTATGGTAAATAGAATCTTCTTCATAATCTTATATATTTAGTTTGTTCTTTAATTCGTTGAAAGTATCTGGATTCTCAAAATCTCCCCAACAGTATTTCTTGTATCTGTCCCGGTCGAAGCTGTCTTTTTTCTCATAAACAATCAGGTAATCCTTATCACATAAAACAATCACAGAAGAATTAAGTAATCGGGCGTATGAGCGCGCTTGCAAATATGCTTCTTCTCTTTCCTTGTTATTCCTCATACACAGCTTGGCTTCAATCAACACTTTTGCCCTTTCCTCATTTGGTTTATTGCCATAATGTAACGCATAATCTGGGAATATCCTATGTCCTCTCCCTGCTTGGATTGGTAACTGCCGGATGAAGTCTTTGTTTTCATACCATCCCATAGAGTTAAGCAAAGGTTCTAATAACTGTTGCTCTACGTCCCGTTCTATCTCTATACTTATATTTTGGGGTAGTGTAGGAGCATATAGCTTTGGTAAGGTATCTATATCAAATCCTTTTGCCTTTATCATTCGCAGAAGTTCGGAGTAATCCTCACTACTCATTGGCCATCCGTTTACTCCCTGGAACTTCTTTCTAATAAGAGGATGCTTTGAGAAGTATTCATCGGCTTGGAGTTCCTTCAATGTTATATGAGGTAGATTTATCTTATTTCCTATGTACGTATTGCTGTAATAGTGGAAGAATGGATCTATCACTCCATCTGTTTGAGCGATCCACAAACAAGTGATTGCGCTAACTGGTGATGTTTCATAGTGAACTAGAATATCGCCTTTTTGGGTTTCAGGATTGGCCTGCCAAAAAGTAAAATCTAAAGTAGATTCTATCGGGGCTGTTTTCCCACCAATGAACCATGCTTGTGCCGGTTGTGGAATATCTGTTTTTTCTTTTGAAATGAAATTGGGTGCATAGTCATATAAAAATGCGCATAACTCTGCTGGAGAGAGTTGGTTTTCAATTCTAAACCGATAAAACACCTCACACAATTCCCAATAATACATACATCTCGATTTATAATCAGATTTTTTAGGTATAAGAGGAAGTTCTATCTCGAATGTGTCTGTTATCTTATTTAAAACGAAAAAACGACTTCTGAAAAGGTTTGGGAAAAAGTATTCAGGGGCAAAGTAATATAACATGAATGACAACATATCATTAGCAGATAGCATTAATTGGTATTCGCCCTCATTGATTACTGCTACATGCTCTTCATCAAATATCCCTTTGGTCGTGAGTGTATAATAAAATTGCTTTGCAGATTCATGGTTTTCGGGCTTTTCTGCACTGTCGAAAGAGCAAGCCCAAAATAGGTCGCATGTTTCTACAAAATAGTCTTCTGAAAGAAAACGTGCTGAATTAGGATTGTATTTAGAAAACAGTTCGTATTCAGTCATCTTTTCATTGGCTTCCTCAAACTCCTTAATAGCTTTTTGTCCGTCAGAAGATTGCTTATATAGGTTCCATGTGTATTGATTGAATTTCATAGTATTGTTATTGTAACTACATTTGCGTTCTCGCTAATTTACCTACAACCTTGTATAAATGAATTACATCATTATCTATGTCAATTTCCATATCGGGATATTTTCTTTTCCCATCCGGATTAGCTATATTGTTGTAGGAAGACAATATTGTTTTTTTTCGCTCGTAGTCGATATGAATCATTTTAAGAAGTCTGTCTTCTTTTGTTATAATTACATACGGCTGTCCATTGTCTATGTTTCGTTTGTCTTTTATTTCACGGACAAAGATTGTATCTCCCGACATATACATATCGTACATAGAATCACCATATACGGTTATTCCATAGCATCCAGTAAATTCTGGTATATTCACATATCCAATAACCTTGTTTTCATTTCCGTCAAATCCAATTCCATGTCCTGCGCATACACGTATATCAAGTATTTTAATATCTTTATTCGTGGTTGGAGTTTCAGTGATTGACGAATTGGTATTAATTGTCATGTTGCCAATTCCAGTTATTAACCAATTTATATTAAGGTCAGGGCAAGCAGACGCTATCTTTTCTATTGAATCTGCATTAAAGCCCGTTTTTTTGGCAATAGCTCCACGAGATAAACCAGCTGATTCTTCAAAAGCGGTTTGTCCAATCCCTTTGATTTTTAAATATTCAACAAATCTTTCTTTTGTGCTCATCTTTTTTTTGGTTTTACTGTTATCTTTCAGTATATTTGTGTCGGAATCAAGTTGCGGATGATTTCGACTAAATTGTTTAACTATTCCCATTAAGGGACTATATAGGCGACTTAACTTCAAACCGCAACTTTGGAGTTGGTCGCTTTACTTTTATAGTTATGGTAATAATCAATCCTTTTCTATTTGAATCAATGAGAATGCAAATAGAAGAGTCATCTCATACGCCAAACAAAACAATCTGTAAGGATCCATTTAAAGAATCAAACAGGCTTATTGATAATGCAAAAGAATCATACTTCAAGATCTTGAAGGAAGAGAAGCGCGCTATCAGAGAAAGTGCCAATCCTTCCGAGTTTAATCTTTAGTTTCCTTGTGAATGCATCGTCAAACAGTGTATATCCATATCGTGTTTTAAGTTCTTTCAACTGATTAATAACATAATCTATATCTTCCTTATCTTTAGTCTTTTCAGTGGTTTCAAGCATCATGTAAATAGATTGCCTTATATCTGCTATATTTTTTAATTTCATAGCCATGTGTAGCAGGCGTATCTCTATATACATCATAGTTTTTGCTGTATGAATTACATGATGGTCACTTATGTCCTGTAATTTTTCTTCTATTTCATTTTTAAGGTCGTTTTTTAACCCAAAAATGTTATATCCAACCATTACGGCTAATGCTCCTACAACGAAAGAAAGAAAAGCAATCATAGAATCGAATAGAGTCCATGTTACAGGCTCGTATTTGCATAGCCATAGCAATATTGCAATGACACTTAATCCAAGTGCTATCCACGCTATCCAATTTCTATTTCTGTCTTCTTTCTTCATATTATAATAAGGTATAACCTGCTCTAATAGTTAAATAGTGTTGTTATACTACTATTTTTCAGTAAAAAGAATCTATTACTGAAAAATAGTAGTATATTTGCATTATCAAATTAAACTGATACAAAGAAACGAAGATTAATTCAGATTTCAAATAGTATAAACATATTAAAATACACGATTATGAGAACAAGAGAATTTTTACACGAAGTAATGAGCCTTGCTTGGCAGTTCGTTAAGCGTAATGGCTACACCATGAGCGAAGCAATGAAGGTCGCTTGGGCTAATTTGAAACTGAAAGGTGAGATGAAGAAGAAGATAGTGAAGTTCTACTTCAAAAAAGTGGACGGTTCTGTTCGTGAGGCATACGGTACACTAAATGAAAAGCTGATGCCTGCCATCACTGGTACTGACAACAGAAAAAAGAATGATACCGTCCAGACTTACTATGATACTGAACGCCAAGAATTCAGATGCTTCAAAAAAGCTAATCTGATGTCAATCGCATAAAAGATATGGATATGAATGCTTACACGATTAACCAGCAGTTGGATAGCCTTTATAAAGATTTAGAGGCTGCCCATAACAACGATGAAAGGACTGTTTGCCTGATGTTCAATGCTGATAGCAAAAAAGAAGCTATCCAGTTGATAACGGATGAGATAGACAGTTTGGAAGATGCCTTAAAAGGTTTTGAAACTTGTGAAGATGATGGCATGGATTACGATGCTCTATGCCGGGTACAAGGTATCAGCCGATACGCATAATACACGATTATGCAATGCACGACAGCCCTACGGACGGATTGAACGGCAACCGATAGCGAGAATCGGGTAGGGTACTATTGATTAGTTCTTTGAAATTCTGTAAAAGCAATTACGGTGTAATTCATAAGCCGTTTTTGCCAACCAAAGATAACAAACGCACATAAGCAAGTTGGAGCTTGTGAGCTGTGCAATGTTTAACAATTAATAGAAAACACCGCAAAGAATCGTCTTTGAGCAGTGAGCATACGGGTTAGGCGTCCGTACTGTTTTCGACAATATAGCCTGTACTGAACTGAAATAAGGTTCTGTTATTCGATTAGGGTACAGGTACTTATTTAAATTTATACGATTATGAAAACAATCCAATTCGTTTTATCTATATTGGTTAGTATATGTGCTGCCGGTATGCTTTACGGGGCTATTACTACTTACAGTCCTATGAAAATATTCTCTATCACTATAATGAGTGTTATATGTGTAGGGTGTGTGTCGCTCATGAGAATAACTTATAGAGAACTTAAAACAGACCGCTAAAAGGTAGTCCTATAATCCGGCACAAGGCGCATGGGGATGAGTGCACAATCACCTTGTAAACCAGCTGGGCGGTAATTTATGAAGTAGCATTGTTGGAATGCGTGTAAGCGATTAATTGTTGGTATTAACTTATATTCTAATTTATATATTCATTTAGCTTACAAGAAGTAGGTTCGACTCCTACCTTTTTAACGACATTTTAAATTTATACGATTATGACAGTGGAAGAATTAAGAGGCATGACGCATGAAGATTTAGTAAGGCGTGTGCAGGAACTGGAAGAGGCTAACGAGAAATTAGCTGAAGAGAAAAATACATGGTATAAATCTTGGAGTGATTTGAACCGGAAGTTTGATCATTTCAAGAACGCGGTTAAAAGCATTGTTCTGATAATAGATTAGATATTCGTGTTTTATATTGTGTTTGTACTGGGTGTGCCGTCCGTGAGGATAGTGCACCTTTTTTAATCGGATGGTTAGCTTATCGGTTAGAGCTTCGTGTTGCGCAAACAATTGGCACGATTGAGAGGGGTTCGATTCCCTTACCATCCACGAATCATTAATTAAATTTTACTCTTATGGCAAAAGAACTGAAAGAAAGAACAGAAATCAAGAAAAAGCTGAAAAAGAAGAATGACAGAATCAGCTTTGACTTTAGCGACAAACTTGCCGGACAGCTTCGCAGGTGTACCGCTGATCTTAACAGGCTGGCAAGGATTGATCGGATAATAGACAAGAAGCAAACTTTGTATTCGGTGGACACTAACAGGGAAGCCGGATATATTGAGGTTATTCGCAATTATTAATCAGCTGACTTACACGATTATGAAGAGAGTTTTTAATGAACTTACACCTGAATGCGAGATTACGGCACGAATGTATGCACAAGGGTATGAGAAAAAAGAAATTGCAAACCTCAAATGCCGAGCGGTCAGCACGATAAACAACCAACTGCAAAGAGCTTTTGAGATTTTGAACGTAAGGAACGGCAGAGAACTGGCAACCATGCTATATGAGAGAATAGCTGGTATGAAGTTCACGATGGACTTTTCACCTACTATTAGGTCGGCTGTTGCTTTCTGCCTGTTGTGCATCTTTTCTTTTTCGCTCTATCACGAACAGGGCGATATGAGAAGGGGACGAAGAACGAGAGTTGAACGAATTGAAAGAACTGGACGGTATGGAGGTAAGACTTGAATTATTTGAATTTAAAAATATCTGCATGGACATGGCGGAGCTTGGTGCAGCTGCCAGTGAGAAGAAACGGTCTCCTGTATCTGATGAAATCAAGCAAAGAGAAGCGTTCAGATGGTTAAAGACACTTGGGTATGAACCTAACTTTTTGGAAAAGTTAGAGAAAGAAGGATTGGTGCATAAGAAAAGAAAAGGCTCATCCAGAAATTCTCCTATCATATATTCCAAGTTCGAGATACAATCCGCTATTAATGCTTTTAAAATGAGTAAATATCTGAACAAATAACCCTATAAAATTTACGATTATGTCACTGATTAAGAAAAGTAATGAATTAGTTATCCCGACCACCGTGAAGATGATGATTTACGGTCAAGCCGGAATGGGAAAGAGTACGGTAGCATTGAGCGCACCGAAACCGCTGCTGTTGGACTTCGATAACGGCGTGAAGCGCATGAACATGGCGCACTTGGAGAATATAGACACGGTACAGGTCACTTCATGGAGCGATGTTCAGCAAGTTCTTCAAGAGGACTTGTCCGCTTATCAGACCATTGTAGTAGATACCATCGGCAAGATGATGGACTTCATCATTACTCACAAGTGTGGAACCCGCCAGCCGTCCATCCGTGATTGGAGCGGTATCAATGCAGAGTTTTCATGGATGACACGAACACTTTCGGGGCTTAACAAGCACATCATTTTCGTTGCCCATCGCGACACAAGAAAAGAAGGTGATGATACGGTGTTTATCCCTGCCTTGCGTGAAAAATCCTACAACTCTATCGTTACTGAACTGGATTTGCTCGGTTATCTTGAAATGAAAAGCGAAAGAGGCGTCCAAAGACGTACTATCACTTTTGACCCAACTTCAAGAAATGACGGTAAGAATACTTGCAATCTTCCTTCAGTGATGGAAGTTCCTACCATCCTTGACAAGAATGGTAATCCAACCGCAAAGAACGACTTTATCACCGCCAAGATAATCAATTCGTATTTGGGTATGCTTGCTGCCAAGAAAGAGGCACAGGAAAAGTATGATAAGGTGATAGAGAAAGTCAAAGAAAGTATCGAATTTATAACTGATGCCAAGTCTGCTAATGAGTTCGCCTCTCATATTAATGAGTTTGAACACGTTGGTAGTTCTTTGATGATGGCGAGAAGTTTGTTTGCTGCAAAGGTAAAGGCTTTGGGGCTGATATTCAATAAGGAAACTAAAATCTACTCAGATGCAGCCTAATGAGATTTGGAAAGACATTCAAGGTTATGAAGGACTCTATCAAGTAAGTACCCTTGGTAGAGTTCGCTCTTTAGATAGGCTTATTAAAAGCAGGTATGGTAATTTTAGAAAGATAACAGGAAAGATAATTAAGCCTAATAAAATATGGAGTGGATATTTACGAATATCACTATGGAAACAACAACAAGTAGAATATAAATCTCTTCATAGACTTGTTGCCGAAACGTTTATTCCTAATCCGCAAAATTTACCATGTGTAAATCATAAAGATGAGGTTAAAAGCAATAACTCTGTTTCTAACTTAGAATGGTGCACATGGAGATACAATGCTAATTACGGAACAAGAAACGAACGGTTTAGCAAAAAGAAAATAAATCACCCGAAGATGTCAAAAGCCGTTGTTCAGTGTCGAGAGGATGGTACGTTAATAAGTACATTTGAAAGTGCTAAAGAGGCTGAAAGACAAACGGGTATTAACAATGCTAATATTATCAGTTGCTGTATAGGTAGAAGAAACTTCCTTACAGCAGGTGGTTACAAATGGAGGTATAAGAATGAGTAAAATATCTTATAAAATATACCCAACGTTGCTGGATTCTTATCAAAATTATATAGATAGTGATAAGATATATCAAAAATATTACGCTTTTTCTGATAATCCCCCATGCGATGAGGATGAGTTTAGGGAAAAACAATTCCAATCTCTTATTGATAGGATAAATAGAGTACCTTTCGATAGTGAAGCTGCTGATAGAGGAACGTGTTTTGGGGAAATCATTGATTGTATGATTGAGAACCGTAAATCTTCTATAATGGAAATTAGCAAGGCATATCACGATGACGGAAAACTTTACGGGATAAAAGCTGTTTACAACAATCGCACTTTCACTTTTCACATTGACCTTTGCCGCGAGTTTGCCAACTACTACAAAGGAGCATTAACCCAACAAAGAGTAGAAGCCATCTTGCCTACTGCATACGGTAGTGTATTGGTTTATGGTTTGATTGACGAACTGATGCCTACCAGTGTTCACGACATCAAAACAACCGGTAGTTATACCGTGGGAAAGTTCAAAGATCACCACCAGCATTTAGTTTATCCTTATGCTCTTATGCAGAATGGGTCGGATGTACGGACATTTGAGTATAACATTGTGGAGTTCAACAAAGGCGGTTATGTGGTAGATACCTATACAGAAACATACGTTTTCAATCCTGAACGTGATATTCCTATTCTTACTAATCATTGTGAGGAATTTATCCGGTTTTTGGAAGAAAACAGAGAACTTATAACCGATAAAAAGATATTAGGAGGAGAAAATTAATGGCAAACCAAATAACTGGACGGATAATCGAAATCGGACAAACTGTTCAAATACCATCCAAAAACGGTGGTTCCTCGTTTACAAAACGGAAGTTCATTTTAGATGCTACCACTTACGACCCTTATACGGGAGAGCGTAGCGAGTATGAGAACATTATTCCCTTAGAGTTTTCAGGCGATAAGTGTGCAGAACTTGACCGCTTTAATCAGGGTGATGTTGTTACTGTATCATTTGTTTTACAAGGACGTTCTTGGACGAATCAAGACGGGGAACTCAAACGTATGGCATCTATTCGGTGCTACAAAATAGATGCGCGTGGCGGTGTATCTCAATCCCAACAAACAACATCGGTACAACAGCCAGCGCCACAGTCGACCTATCAGCAACAGCCGCAGAATTTCCCGCCTCCGGTTGATGCTAATGGCAATGTAAAGGACGATTTACCTTTTTAGCGTATGATTTTCGACTTGAAGAATGAATATATGGAAGAGATTTGGAAAGATGTAAAAGGATATGAAGAGTTATACCAAGTGTCTAATTATGGTCAGATACGTTCAGTTGATAGAACTGTTGGATATAGGTATAAAGGAAAACAAAGGATATACAAAGGTCGTATGTTAAAGCAAGTTGTAAGAAATGGATATTTATCTGTAAGTTTATCGAAAGAAAATAAACTAAAACAGAAAAATATTCATCGACTTGTTGCCGAAGCCTTTCTACCTAATCCATTTAATTTACCTGTAATTAATCATATAGATGAAAATAAGAAGAATAATATGGTTTCTAATTTGGAATGGTGCTCTTGTGCCTATAATACAAATTATGGTAGCGGTAGAAAGAAACAAGCAGAATCTCAACAGAAGGTAGTATTGCAGTATGATAGGAGTGGAAATTTATTAAATCAGTATCCATCTGCAACGATTGCGGCATTAAAAAATGGCTATAATCTTAAAACTATATCTCAATGTTGTCGAGGACATATTAAAAGTGCATATAATTATATATGGAGGTATAAATATGATATTTAACCTAAATAATTCTTTTGAACATGATAGGTTTAAAGAGTATGTAAATCAATTATATAAGCAAAAGGCTATTGTGGAAGTGAAAAAGAAACTACCTAACCGCACGCTTGCCCAAAACAGCTACTTGCATCTTCTTTTAGGGTATTTCGGTAGTGAATACGGTTGCAGTCTCGACGAAGCAAAAATTGATTTTTATAAGAGGACTTGCAACCGTGATTTGTTTGAGAGAAAGACGGTCAACAAGAAAGGTAAGGAAGTAACTTACTTAAGAAGTTCTGCCGAGCTGACAACAGGTGAAATGACCTTGAGTATTGACCGTTTCCGAAATTGGAGCGCATCTGTCGCTGGTATCTACTTACCGGCAGCTAACGAACAACAAATGCTTATTTACGCACAACAAGAAATCGAACGTAATAAAGAGTTTATTTGATTATGGACAAATTTTTAGGACAAGAAATCCTTGAACAGGAACGTTGGCAGTTCCTTCAGGATAATGCCGATGCAGTAGAGAAAATCGGTTATACCCACCGATTCACACCCGAAGAATTGGCGCAAAAGAAAGAAACATTAGCCGAAGTATCAATCACCATCAATGATATTGAGATTGAAAAGAAAGAGGCTATGGAAGAGTTCAAAGAACGCCTGAAACCTTTGAATGAAGAAAAGCAGGAACTTCTGGACCACATCAAGAGAGGTTCTGAGTTTGTGGAAAATGAAGAATGTGCCAAAATTCTCTACCATGAGGAAAAGATGGCAGGATTCTATAACAAATTGGGTGAACTGGTTTACAGCCGCCCGATTATGCCGCAAGAAATGCAGAAGACAGTATTTAGTATTAACCGTAAAACAGGAACAGAATCATGAGTGAAAACAAAATCAACTTGGTTGTGCCGAAAGACTATAACGGCAAACCTATCGAAGTAGTATTGCGTGAAGGTAAAGCACCCGTAGTACTTGACCCGAAAGAACAGGAAAGAGTAGTTATCAATGGAACGATAGATGCACCTCTCAGATGGTTGGAAAAGCGTGTCGAACTGATTAACCAGAAAGCGACCAATATCATTGTAAATCGTGATAAGATGGGGTTAGCATTAACTATTGATGAAACCAACTACTATCAGACTGAAATCAACGGTATTTTGCAGCCTTCAAAAGAAATGCAGGAGTTTGGTATCAACGTTGAAAAGAAATGGGAACCCATCAAGTTATCTAAGTTCATCAAAATGCACCGTGCTTTCTTTACTGATAAGTCACAGAATATGATACTTGTATCTATTTTGAAGAATTTCAAAGCAAAGGTAAATCAAGACATTGAGCGCAGTAAAGAAGAAAATGGCAGTAAAGTTGACAACTACTCGCAGGTGGTTGATTCTAATTTGCCCAAGTCCTTCAAACTGAACATTCCTCTTTTTAAAGGTTTTTCTTGCGAAGAAATAGAGGTTGAGATTTACGCTGATGTAGACGGTAGAGATGTTTCCCTTTCTCTTGTGTCGGCTGGCGCAAATGAAGCCATTGAGGAATACAAAAATAAAGTGATTGACGAACAACTGGGTGTCATCAGACAGATTGCACCGGACATCGTAATCATCGAAGTATAGATTTCGTTTACACAGGGATAAAATAGTCACAGGGCGCTAAGACTAAATGAGCTGAAGTTCCAAGTGCGCATAGGAATGGAAGCCATCAAGACCGTAGCTGTAAATAACAGGTTAAGTAGTTTAAAGATCGTAGGATAGCCAATCTACGGGCGAAAGCGAGAAAGCAGACGATACTTGTGCAGGTTCGACCCCTGCTTATCCCTCATAAATGTGAGCCACACATAAATGGCAAGGGTTAGTGAATAATGGTTGTGCCCCGGAGAATGCGCTTCGGGGCTTTAATAAAAAACAACATGGAAACTTGGCAAGAAGTGACGGATTTAAAGACGAGCATCATAAGACACTTTCAAGAAGAAGTAGGTGCTTCGTATGATTTTAGAGATATTATAGACAATCTGGATGACGATGAGGTTCTGGATTCTATCATAAGTTGGGCGAAAAATAACGGAGTAAGAATTTTTAGTGACAAGATATGCCATACTACATAAAACGAACAAAGGCCAAGAAGAAAGAAAAGCCTTTACCTCTGTTTGATAAAGCAGGGATAGCAGTAAAGAAGAAGCCGGATTTGAAAGCTAAGCTCGACAAGGAGTTTTCCCTTTTTATCCGGCTTCGTGATGCAATGCCAAACGGGTATTTTAGATGTATCTCTTGCGGGCAGATAAAGCCGTTTGAGCAAGCTGACTGCGGTCACTATTTCAGCCGCACGCATTTGGCGACCCGTTTTGATGAAAACAATTGTCATGCCGAATGCCGACACTGCAATAGATTCAAAGCCGACCATTTGGAAGGGTATCGGGTGAATCTAATTGCTAAAATCGGACAACAGAAGTTTGATTTATTAAAATGGAAAATAAAAGATTCGAAGGATAATCCTCAAAATTATAAGAAATCAGATTTTGATTATGAACAGCTAATCAAGTATTACAAGGCCCTTAATAAGAAATTACGAAAGGAGAAAGGTTTATGAGTTATGTATTACGAGATTATCAACAGAAAGCCTCTGATGCTGCCGTTTCTTTCTTCAATAACAAGGCGAAGAAAACAAATGCCATTATGGTGTTACCTACGGGCAGCGGAAAGTCGCTTATCATAGCGGATATAGCCGCAAGGCTTGACGGTCATACCTTGGTGTTCCAGCCCTCGAAGGAAATACTCGAACAGAATTTCAAGAAACTCTGTTCATACGGTATTCTTGATTGCAGTATCTATTCAGCATCCTTTAACTCAAAGGAGATAAGCCGGATAACATTTGCCACCATCGGCAGTGTGAAGAATCACCCCGAACTCTTTACCCACTTCAAAAACATCATCGTTGATGAATGCCATTTGGTAAACCCCAAAGAGGGAATGTATAAGGATTTCTTTGAAGCTGTAAAGTGCAAAGTCTTAGGACTGACAGCGACACCATACCGTCTAAGCTCCAGCCGTGACTTCGGCTCTATGTTGAAGTTTATTACACGGACGAAGCCTCATGTATTTTCAGAGGTCATTTATCATGTACAGGTATCTACTCTTTTGGATATGGGTTATTTGGCGAAGCTAAACTATTATCCGATGGATAAAGAACTTAAAAAATATAATGGCAACGAGTTTAAGGAGTGTAACCTAAAAAGGAATAGTACTGGTGCCGACTACACAGATAGGTCAGTTCAAAAGGAATATGAACGGATAGACTTCTACGGCTATCTCGTCCATATCGTCCAAAGGCTGATGAACCCCAAAGCCGGAGGAAAACGGAAAGGCATTTTGGTATTTACCCGCTTCTTGAAAGAAGCGGAACGGCTTACATGGTCTATACCCGGAACCGCAATTGTTTCGGGTGATACTCCTAAGAAAGAATGCGAACATATTCTTGAAGCGTTCAAAGCTGGTGAAATATCTGTTGTTGCCAATGTAGGTGTACTTACCACAGGCTTTGACTATCCGGAACTCGATACGGTCGTTATGGCACGTCCTACAATGTCACTTGCCATGTGGTATCAGATAGTCGGTCGTGCCATCCGCCCGCATCCTTCTAAAGAATGTGGATGGATTGTGGATTTATGCGGTAACATCAAACGTTTCGGAGAGGTGTCGGATTTACGATTGTTTGATAGCGGTAATGGTAAGTGGGCTGTATTTTCTAACGGAAGGGCAATTAACTAACGTGAGATTCTAAGACTATGGACGAAGGATTTTTGAGGCTAAGCCGCAGGTTTTTCTCGAATGAAATGTGGAATGAAGCCCGTACTTTTAGCAGTTGCGAAGCGTGGTTAGACTTAATTCAGTCTGCACGATTTGAGGCAACGCCCCGAAAGGAGAGTATCGGAGGTCGAGAAATCTCTTATTCAAGAGGTCAATATCCTGCATCCATAAGATTTCTGTCACAGCGTTGGAAATGGTCTGAAAAGAAAGTGCGTTCCTTTCTTGTGCATCTTAGAAAGAAAGGTATGATAACTGTTGAGTGCAATCAAGGAATGAACCTTATAACCTTATGTAAATATGAAGAATATAATCCAATGGGCACAACCAAGGACACAAGTAAGGGCACAGGTATTGAAAAGGAAATCAATGAATTAAGACAGGAATGGGCACAACTAAGGGCACAACTTGGGGCACAGTCCATGAACAACAATCTACCGCAATCCGAACTTTTACAAAAATCAGGGCACACAGAGGGCACAAATATAAAGAAAGAAGAAAGAGAGTATATAGATATATCTCTACATCAAAAGAAAGAAAATACTCCTGACGGAGTATCAAAGAAAGCCAAGCTTTCTTCGCCCTCCCCCTCTGAAAAGATTGATTACAGCGGATTGATGGAATACTATAATACCACATTCAAAGACAGACTCCAGCAGATAAGATCAATGACTGATGTGAGAAAAAAGGCTGTAAAAGCCCGGATAGCCCAATATGGGAAAGAGTCAGTGAGGAGTGTTTTCAATCTCATTCTTCAATCCCCGTTCTTACTTGGAGCTAATGACCGCAATTGGAAATGCGACTTTGATTGGATTTTCAAACAAGCAAACTTTACTAAAATATTGGAAGGAAACTATAATGGGACAAGACTTAGTAAAAATCAACAGGATAGCGAGCAGCGAAAACGTGATTCAGTTCTTGCAGTCGCTACAACCGTTAGAGAAGCTGCCGCAAAAAAGAGAAAGGAACTTGAAGCAGAGGGCGTTATTGAGTAAATATCCCGATCCTGCACAATTCATTCTTGATTACAACCCTGATTTGCAGTTCAAACTTGTCAGATGTAATGCAACCCATTCAGAACTGGCGTTGAATGACAGCATTCCGAGTTTAGGGCTATTGTCTTCTACTTATGGGGATGAAACACCGATAGAATGGCTAAAGATACAATTTGGCTCATTGAATGACTTTGCAGAAGTTTCAACCAAGATAGCGAAAGAGCAACTTTCTGAACTATCGGAGATATTCCTTTCGGAGTATTATTATATAAATGCCGCTGAAATCTGTTTTTTCATAGCACGGTTTAAGTCAGGGAAGTATGGGCGGTTCTACGGTTCAATAGATCCATTGAAAATAACAAGTGCGATGCTGGACTACGTTTCTGAACGTCGGAAAGATATTGAACGGAAAGAGCGTGAACGATACAGAAACCAACGTGAAAAAGAGATAGAGGAGCGTGGAGATAACAGAATCTCTTATGCTGAGTACATTGAAATCAAGCACCGTGCTGATGCAGGAGATGAGGAAGCTAGAAAAATGCTGATATCACCATGAGAATAACCGTTTACTGGGTAACAAGAAATCCGGATGTTATCGTAAGAATCCGGAAAAAGTTCAATATCCCAAGTTATACTTCCGTGAACTACGAAACAGAATGTGAAATCAAGAATGAAGACTTTCCACTGTTAGAAGAAACAGAACGAAGGGGATTCATTCGAATTAGAAATAAGAATACACGATCATGCAAGGAACAGACAAACTGAATACGATAACCAACATCGTATTTGTCCTCACGGACGTTTTAGAAACCAACCTCCTAGAAATGCAGCAGCAATACAAGAAGGAAGGCTTTGAATTGCGGCACGATTCAAAAAGAAACTTCAACACAGCCATAGCCGCGATAAAGAGATTGAAAAGTGATGTGAATCATTGCAGCGAATCCACTCAGGAAAACTTCGGCAATGATTCTGACATGGTGAACGCCATGTTGCTCACACTGATTGACAGATGCGGTGATGATGACAACCTCGCTTATAAGATGTACGAATACATTAAATCTTTCCCGTCCAAACTGAATCTAGACTTGGATTTGGATAATGTGTTCAGCCACCTGTTTAGAAAGGAGAAATCAACAAAAGAATAGCATAATGAAAGATTATATAGAATTTTTGAAAGACAAGATGGCAATCAGCCATCAGACTGGGTTTGAAGTCAGACCGGAAGAAATTTCCCCGTATTTATACCCTCATGTGAAAGATACAGTACGTTGGGCTATTTCCGGCGGTTGCAGGGCGATATTCTCCAGCTTCGGTATGCAGAAAACCGTAACCCAGTTGGAGATACTGCGGGTGATCCTGAACCGCACAGGAGGCAAAGGGTTGATAGTTTGCCCCAAGCGTGTAGTAGTGGAGTTCCTGACACAGGCCGAAAAGCATCTGGGTATGAAAGTGACCTATGTACGTACTATGCAGGAGGTGAAGCAATGTCCGACCAATATCATGGTGACAAACTATGAACGTGTCCGTGACGGCGAGGACGGAATAAGAATAGAACCTTCCTACTTTACCGTTACCTCATTGGATGAAGCGAGCGTGTTACGTGGATTCGGGACCAAGACCTATCAGGAGTTTCTTCCTCTGTTTGCAGAAGTTCCGTACAGGTTTGTTGCCACTGCCACGCCATCACCCAACAGATACAAGGAGCTGATACACTATGCCGGCTACCTTGGAGTGATGGATACCGGGCAGGCACTTACAAGGTTCTTCCAGCGTGACAGCACGAAAGCGAACAATCTTACCCTCTATCCCCACAAGGAGAAGGAATTCTGGTTATGGGTAAGTACATGGGCGTTGTTCCTCACTAAACCATCTGATCTCGGTTATCCCGATACAGGATATGAGTTACCAGAGTTGCGGGTACATGAAGAAGTCGTGAGTGTGGATAATTCCACTGCCGGAGCCGACCGTGACGGGCAGGTGAAAATGTTCCGTGAGGCTGCTCTCGGCCTTGCCGATGCAGCCAAGGAACGTCGGGACAACATGCAAGAAAAGATTGCCCGTGTGGTAGAGATTATCAATCGTCCGGAAAACAAAGACGACCATTTCCTTTTATGGCATGACTTGGAGGCTGAACGTGAGGCACTCTGCAAGGCAATTCCCGAATGTAAGGCTGTGTATGGCTCGCAAGATGATGAGGAAGCCGACAGAGTGATAGCGGATTTCAAAGACGGCCGTCTGAAATATCTGGCCGCCAAACCTGAAATGCTTGGTGAGGGTTTGAACTTCCAGTACCACTGCCACAAGGCAATCATGTTCATCGACTACCGTTTTAATGACAAGTTTCAGGCAATAGCCCGTATCTACCGGTTTATGCAGCAGCATCCCGTAGACCTTTACTTGGTGTATGCCGAAAGCGAAGGTGAAATATTCAAATCATTCATGCAGAAGTGGGCGCAGCACCGCCAGATGGTAGCCAAGATGACCGATATAGTCCGCAAGAACGGTTTGTTCGGTTTGCAGGCAGAGGAAAAGATGATGCGCTGGATGTTCGCCAGTCGGGAAGAGAAGTCCGGCAAACTGTGGAAAGCTATCAATAATGACAATGTACTTGAATGTCAGAAGATGGAAGATAATTCGGTAGACCTGATTGTAACCAGTATCCCGTTCTCCAACCACTACGAATATACGCCTACCTATAATGATTTCGGGCATAATGAAGACAACGGCAAGTTCTTTGAGCAGATGGACTATCTCACCCCGGAGCTTATGCGTATTTTAAAGCCCGGCCGGTTGGCCTGCATCCATGTAAAGGACCGTGTACTGTTCGGCAACGCTACGGGTGACGGTATGCCCACCATCGACCCGTTCAGCGAAATGACAGTGTTCCATTATCTGAAGCACGGGTTCCGCTACATGGGGCGTATTACAGTGGATACGGATGTGGTGAGGGAGAACAACCAGACTTATCGGCTTGGATATACAGAGATGTGCAAGGACGGTTCAAAGATGGGTATCGGTTGCCCGGAATATGTTCTTCTCTTCCGAAAGTTGCCTTCTGATACCTCACGAGCCTATGCTGATTTGCCGGTGACAAAGAATAAGAGCGAATACTCGCTTGCCCGTTGGCAGATAGATGCCCATGCAAGTTGGAAATCATCAGGTAACTCTCTATTGAGCTATGAGGATATGAAAGGAGCCGGAATAGACAAGATACGCCATCTGTTCAGGAACTACGAACGTGAGCATATATATAACTACGAGGAACATGTATCATTCGCTGAGGAATTGGAAACATACGGAAAGCTGCCTAAAACATTTATGGCTGTCGATCCGGTAAGCAAGAAAGATTGGATATGGGATGATGTCACCCGGATGCGCACGCTCAATACCAAGCAGTCACAGAAGAAACGGCAGAACCACATCTGCCCTTTACAGCTCGATATCGTTGAAAGACTGATTGAACGGTACTCAAACAAGGGTGAGCTGGTATTTGACCCATTCGGAGGTATCGGCACCGTTCCATATTGCGCAATCAATCTGGGAAGGAAGGGTCTGTCTACCGAACTCAATTACGACTATTGGAAAGACAGTCTTTCATATCTGTATGAGGCGGAGATGGAAGTTAGCGCACCTACATTGTTTGATTTGATGGACAGTGCCGTATGAACATCTATCATACAGAACCCAGATTCGACTGCGAAAAATTCGCTCCATGCGGGCGCATCTCCCTGCACAAATGCCGGAAGTACAAAGGCAGACTGGATAAATGCAGGGGATGTACGCTTGTACGCCGTAAAGCCAAAACGGTTGCCGGTACGGAAGCCGGAAGAAAGGTTTGTCCGCATTGCGGACGTTTCCTTCCGCTCCACCGGTTCTATAACAGGACTGTCAGATATGGGGATAAGGAATACCGATGTCTCACCTCTTGGTGCAAGATGTGTATGAGTGAAGTCGCAGCGGGAAGAAATCGTAATAATTAATTTAAAAATCCAATGAAAAATGTAACGAAACTAGCCAAGAAATCAGCAGGACTTAGCCAAAGATGCTCTATTTGCCCACTTATGAGAAGGTGTACTTTAGAAATCCATAGAGTTTGTTTTGACAGCTTTGTGGAGGGATTCAAAAAAGGAGCCAAAGCAGCAGAAAAGGAAATGAACAAGAAATTCAAAACTGAACAAAATGAAAGCAATAACCATAAAACAGCTGTGGGCGAGCTTAATATCAAGTGAGAGGATATTAAAAGTTAATTCTATCAAAATTAGTGTTTACCCTTTGATTTTTTTTATAGCAGAAAAACTTTATTGAGTTTCTGTAAATTAAAATCGTATATTTGCAGTGAATACACAACTCGAATGTAGAATTTAAGTGATATCATAACCTTAATAAAAAAGTGATGAAAGTATTTACTGTACAAACCTTGGAAAGTTTTATGTCTTTACAATATGGCCTCCCTGAAATGGATTTTTTCAGAGGCCAATCTTCTTCTGAATATAAATTGATACCTTCAATAGGTCGGAGGTTCAAGGAAGGACAGGAGGACGTGTTGAAGCAATATGAGAAAGAGGTATTTGAAGATTTTAAAAGAAAATATTCAATGTTTACGGATGCACGCCCTAAAAATGATAAGGAATTCCTGTTTCTAGCACAACACTATGGACTTCCAACGAGACTTCTTGATTGGACTTATAATCCTTTAATTGCATTATATTTTGCATGTTGCTCTAATTTTGATAAAGATGGAATTGTTTATCAAAGTTATCAATTCTCAAGAAGGGTTTTTAATGAAGATAAAGATGACATATTTTCATTTCCTGCAATAACTTTATTAGTTCCTAATATGACAGATGTTAGGTATAAAAATCAGAATGGCATATTTGTACTTTATCCAGAACCTTGGAAGGAAAAATTCGAATTCATCTATGCAAAATATATAATTCCTGTACAATATAAACAAAACATATTGAGTAAACTTGAAAAAATAGGAATCACAAGATCATTTATAATGCCTTCTTTGGATAGTTTGTGTAAGGATATTGTCGATATTCATGATTTAAGGTATCCGTACGCAATAAAATAAGACTAGGTATATTCAATATGCAATCAAGATTAAGAGTTCTTCAAGTCTTAAAATTATTCTTATATTGTTTGTTAGATAGAGACATCGATTATAACTAATCTACGTAAAATTTCTACTGACAATCCTTGTTAGTGCTTTGTGAATACCCGGAAACTGCTTTGTGGCGGTTATCGGGTATTTTATTGCCAACCAATTAATACCAAAATATCATGAGCTTAAACGAATTAAGAAATAAAGCCTACCGTAACGCAGTAACGCACGGTTTCCACGATAAAGAACTGAGTAACGAACACTGCCTTTGCCTTATCATTTCCGAGCTTATGGAAGCTGTGGAAGCGGATAGAAAGGGGAAACATGCCGACAGGGAATCTTTCAAGTCTTCTTATGAGGATGAAGAACCGCACGATGATGTCAATTTCAAGTATTGTTTTGAAAAATATATCAAAGATACGATTCCAGACGAACTAAGCGATGCAGTTATACGCCTGCTTGATTTGGCTGGATTAAGAAATATATCCATTGATGATTTTCCTAAAGAAGCGATATATGGTGCATCCGAAAGTTGCGTAGGTGAAACATTTACTGAAAGCATATACGCCATATCCACATTGCCAATTCGTTATTTTTATGAATATAATTATTCTTTTGAAAGTCAGATAGGTCATATGTTATTATCAATCTTCGGGCTTGCCAAGCATATGAACATAGACCTTATATGGCATGTGGAGCAGAAGATGAGATACAATGAATTAAGACCTAAGTTGAACGAAAAAAAATATTGATTATGAAAACAATTATTTTGGCAATTATATGTATTATCGCCCTATTATGGGTTGGAGATCTAACAATTACATTTAAACCGTTTTCCATCTCGCTGCCCGGTTGGCATAAGGCTTTAGGTATCATTCTGTTTGTATTTGCAATGGCGGTATACACTATAGGGGAATATACTAAAGGCTATAAACAAGGTTTCGATGATGGGATAAAAGAATGTGTTGAAATACTTAAGAAGAAAAATTCATGAGCAAACTATATAAAGTAACTATTTTCGGGGAATCATTCCTAATCGGGTGGTTCCCTTTCTCTTCACGCTGGTATAACAAGCTAAAGATAATCAAATGATAGTACGTCATTTTATAAGAGTTCCGGTTGGAAGTACTGTCTATTGCGACAATCAGCCGGTTAAAATACTAGAGAAAGGATATGCCCTTGCTCTATGTGATGTCAATGGGAAACGGGTATATATCACCTGCTATGATTTGGAAAAGAAACCATTCGTCAGCACGAATGGGGGAGAATGAAAAAGAGCCAACCCACGCACGACCATGAATCAGCTCTTCCTTACACGATTATGATGCAAATATACTATTTACTTTTAAAATAATCGTGTTATGGAACTGGATTTTAACAAAATAATTCGCCTTAAAAAGATTAGAATTGAGAAATCAGAACTTTCAGAGGAAGAAAACGCCTTGACCACCCCAATTTTGAAAGACAAAAGCCTTATCCATGAAATCTACAAAATATTCGTTGAGTTGCTGAATGAGAGAGGATGTCCACCGAATATTGACAGTGTTACCCAGCGGAAGAAGTTCATTTTCATTATCCTGTACCTGTTTTCTCCAAGTTCGCTTGCCGGTGGGAAAATGACAGCAGGGCTACGTGAGGAGATGTCAAGAGTATTGGGGATTCAGTCCAAGAGTACAATTTCCGACAATTGTGCTGATGTCGTATTTCTGTATCAGAACTATGGGGATTTCAGTGGAGATATAGAGTATCTTTACACCGAAATCGTAAATCGGTTGAAATTCAAAGGGCTAATCAATTAATGAGCCGGAGTTTAGTGCTCCGGCTTTAGCTTTCGGGATACATCCAAATAATTGGAGCAATATCGAATGGTGCATATGTAATCCAATGCTTTGCTAATATCTGCTTTTCTTCTTCTGTCGTTTGTGAAGACCATTTATTTATGCATTTCTCTACTCGTAAATCATCATAAATAGTGATATTTGTTGGTTTATATTTTCCTCTGCGAAATTCGTTCACAAAATTCTGCATTGTAATTTTATCTTTATTAACCCCTAAATACAAAACATTGTAATTGTCAACAATCATATTACTTGATTGACTAATAATTTGATAATTATATATATCACTCTCATTTAACTCGCTACATGATAATTTATATGAGTTGTTTGTTCTATTTATTTGGTAGAATTTTATGTTTTTTCTTTTTAGTTTGTTTATGATTAAATTCCGTTCTTCTAAACCAATATTTAAGCCAAAATAAATACCTGTAACAATTTCTTGGGAATAGTGTTTTATTCCTGATTCAAGAAATACTAACCTAATCTCATTTTCATATTCCCATGCCAATGATTTTGTACCAAATACTTTTTTTTGGATGCCAAAAATATCATTAAAGTCTTCTTTTACAATAGTTGGCATATTTGGCTGATAAATTACTGTTATTTTGTTTCTAATATCAAAGTCGGGATAAGAACTTTGTAACATCTTATCTAAATCATACTCAATACAAAAACCTTTATGTGAATTTGCATAATGTGCCCACATTAATTCATGAGACGGAAATAATTCTTCTTGTTGCAGCATCCCCAAAGAATATATGCCAACATCAAGTGGGTTAATAGAATTATAGAAAGTCGTTTTATCAGAATCTTTCATCTGTAAATCAAAAGAACATTCAAATGGGTCATTCAATTCTTTAAATTTTGCAGCATAAAATTCATTTTTTAGTAAGGATTCGGTATCTCTTCTCCTTTTCTCTTTCTCATTAAATAAGTTGGCTCTATATTTATAAACTTTCATTATTCTATTTTTGTCTTTTTTTTACGTTCTAATTCTCCCTTCCTGATTATGCAAACAGCATTTTCATAAGGTTCCTCCGTCTTTTGCCAGTAGTTCAGAAGTGACTGTCGGGCAATTCCGAGTTCTTGACTTGTATAGTTATCATACATAGCCGATGGCGAACCGAAGTATCTGTGTAGCCCAGTCGCCTTTATTTCCAAATGTATTACTCCTTTTGCTTCCATGATGCAAAAATACTTATTTATTAGTATGTATTATAAATAATACTCTATTTTATGATTTATTAACGCATAAATAGTATTTTGTATTATAAATGATACTATCTTTGCATCATTAGAAACGAAGTAATAACAATTAAAACATAGAAGATATGAAGACAACAGAATTTAAGAAAGGTCAGTCAGTGGTCGTAACTACTAAAAAGGGCAAAGTAGAGGGCACTATATCATGCGTTGATATGAATGTTTGCACTTTTGAAGTTGAATACTCTGTGGATTACCTAAAAGAGGGCAAAACATGGACTATGATTTGTGTGCCTGCAAGAGCGATAGAATTAGCATAAGTTTAATCAGCAGGGCGAAAGCCCTGCGCAACAAAAAAGAATATGACCAAGAAAGAATTAATTGCAGCACTTGCAAATGTAAATGATGACGCGGTGGTATTGTTTGGCACGAAAGAAATTCAGTTTTTCGGTGCATTTGCTACACAGGTATATATTAACTGGGATAGTAATGAGGTTCTTATAGCCAATAAGCACACAGATGCCACAACACCAGTTTACTGCGAGTTATTACATGAGGATAAAACGCATTAACATAAATCGGCAGGGCGAAAGCCCTGCGCAATATAGAAGAATATGAAAGAAAATATATTTTTAAAAGCAGTTATAGAAAAACCGTTATTGAATAATGAACCAGAAGTTTTACACCTTTTCGTTCAAATTATCAATGAAATAACTTCTTGTATGTCAGAAGACGAGTTAAGAGGCTGTATGAGCTCTTTAATAGTAAGACACCCTTATTTTAAACTGTTTTTCGATTATGGTTTCGGACATAATCATATGTGGGTGAAAGCATCAGGTTCTTTAGAAAGATTGATATTGGTTGAGTTCTAATCCGGTAGCCTTATGGCTACCACAATATACACGATTATGAAAGCAGATTTAGTTTTAGTTATCAGCCCTGAAGCCCCACTGATGAAGCAACTGGGCAAGGTATTGGGTAAGATGGTAACCCCTTATGACTTCTCTACTATAGAGAGGGGTGAAAAGTACATCACCATACAGCATGATGAAACTGGGCTTGTAGTGGCTTATACGAGTGAAGAAAGATTGAATGTGAAACATTAAATATTGATTATTATGGGTGAAATAGCAGATAGTTTAATTAGTGGTGAATTTGATTGCATCACAGGTGAGTATTTAGGTGAAGCGGTTGGCTATCCAAGAACGCTTGCTTATGGCAGACGCGAATACATGCCACCAGTTGAAAAGAAGCCTACCAGCAAGGCGAATGTGTGTATCTCAAACATGTGCAAAGACAGAGGTTTCAGTAACCATGAAAAGGTTGAATTAGTAGCCAAATTCTTGTATAGCAAAGGTTACAAACAATTGCCTAATCTATCCCATCAGTATAAAATCATTCACAGCCAGTACAAGAATGATTTTAAAAAGTTTTTGGTTGAACAAGTAAAGCAAAGAAAGGATGAATAATATATTCACAATATGCTATTCAGAAGAAGAAGCAAATGAAATAGGTCACTTCATTTTGAGTAGAGGATACGAGGGTGTTCAAAATGATAGCTATAGATATTGTCGTGAAGCGATTTGGTGGGCTTTCAAAGAAGCTAAAAGGCATCATTCAAATTGCATCTACGTTGGCGTTGCAGGTTGCCAAATGACTGTATCAAAATCAAAGCGAGGTCTTAGACGAAACGGTCTTAAATACATAGAGAAAAGGCGAATGTTTTACAAATTACTAAGTAAGTATTGATAAATGATTATGAACTCAATTAACGACGAAAGAGGTTGCAGCGTATGCCAGCCCGGCAAAGAGAATTACACTACCTACGCAACGAAGTTAGGCAGAAAGAGAGTGAGAATGTACCAGTACGATTACCGTACTGAAAGTGGTGAACTCTTTGCTTGTTGCGCACCTACCTTAGAGGCGTGTAGAGAAAGACGGGATAAATGGCTTAGTTCACGACAATAAGCCAATTGTCGTGTATAACGATTGAAGATATTTCGTTATCTTTGGTTGTGGTAGTACCTTTGGGGTACTATCTTTTATGTATAAATTTTATAACGATATAGTGATATGAAGATTAATTATAATGGTCAAGAGATAGAAGCGTATTCGCTCATAATGACAAAAGAAAACGCTTTAGATATTTTGAATGGTAAAAAGAGCATAGAAACACGTATGCTTAGCGCCAAATATGAGAAGATGTTCACGGACTTTGCGCAAGTTGACGAAAACGAGAAATTTAGAAAAGCTGGACGCGAGCAAGAATGTCAACCTATTTTAAGGACTGATATAGAAGCTATTCATTTTTATAGTACTGGTGCACCATGGACACTTGATGTCGCCATTGATGAAATTGGTATAGGCGAAATAACAGAAGAAGGAATAAAGTTCATGCACGATGAATTTGATTTTCATGATTTCGATGAACAGCTAGAAGATTTCAAGAAAAATCCGCCCGAAGAAGTGCCATTGTTCTATTATTTACATATCTGTGAGATTATTCATCATGATGGATTGAAATAATATAAGCCACTTCGGTGGCTTTACTTATTGGTAAAAAGATTGTTTAATTTAAAATTTAAGATTATGGGAGAAACTTACGCAACTGATGCGAGCGGTAATAAATATCGCACTCGAAAAGACTATGAAGCTGGTCGTTTTCAATCTATGGGTAGAAATGCAGCCCAAAGAGCGAGAATTAATCGTAAGGTAGGTGGTAGGATTGCTTGATGATGAAAAAGGCAATAGATATAATAAAAACTATCGCCGAAAGGACTGACAGGGTTATATTGTTTCACTCGGCATCGGGTAAAGACAGTATAGCCCTTTTAGACCTTATTTCACCATACTTTAAAGAAATTGTATGCGTTTATATGTACGTTGTTAAAGACTTATCTCATATTAACCGTTATATAAACTATGCTTGTAATAAATATCCAAATGTTAAGTATGTGCAGATTCCTCATTTTGCAGTTTATTCCTATAGACGCATTGGGTATATGGGATGCGAGAAAAATGAGAAACAGAAACTTTACAGCATGGCTCAGCTTACAGATATAGTAAGGGAGAAATACAATATTGAGTGGGCTTTCTTCGGCTTTAAGCAATCCGATTCAATGAACAGGCGTTTGATGCTACGTACATACGACATGAACGGAATTAATGAAGCGCAAAAGAAGTGTTATCCATTGTCTGAATACAAAAATAAAGACGTCATGGATTATATTAGCAGGGCTGGTTTAATCAAACCGGAATCATACGATTCCAAGCATCAATCATCCGGAACGGACATAACGGATATTAACTACCTTCTTTTTCTTCGTAATAGATTTCCGGGTGATTTGCAGAAAGTTATAAATGAATACCCTTTGGTGGAACGAAAACTATTTGAATACGATTATGAAAGAACTAAAGCAAAGTGAGACAAGAATTATAAAGCGCTCCAAAATAAATCTGAATCCGATTAATCCTAAAAGGCATTCTGATGAGAGGGTAAAACTGCAAAAGAAGAACTTGCAAAAAGTGGGTTTCCTCGGCGGTATCGTATGGAATGAGAAATCGGGAAATCTTATAGACGGGCATCGCAGGATAAAAGCAATGGATTTGCATTATAAATACGATGGTACTTCCAGCACGGATTACAATGTTAAGGTTGAGGTCGTAAATCTGGATGATAAGGCTGAGAAGGAACAGCTTACATACATGGCCGTGGGAAATACTAAACCAGATATTGATTTGATAGCTGATTACATTAATGATATTGATTACTCCGATGTCGGTTTGAGTGAAGCTGAACTTAATGATATTCTATCCATAAGTGGTATTGATGATATTAGATTGTCTGATTCTTTAGATAATTTGCTATCTTCCCCGGTGAAAGAATCAAAGCGTCTTGATAGAACAGATGAAGAAAAGAAAGCTCACATGAAAGAGGTTAAGCAACAGGTTAAGGCAGTGGCTAAGGAACGCCAACTCAATGAAGAAGCTTACATAATGCTTTCGTTCTCCTCCTACGAAGCTAAGGCTGATTTTTGTGACCTGCTTGGTATAAGTACAGATGATAAGTTCGCTAAAGGGGAAGGTGTTTTAAAACTGATTGAATAAGTATGGCAAAGCCGAAGTTTGATTTTGATGATGAACAGAACCTAATCCGTATTGAGGGTTGGGCACGTGATGGTTTGGACGATAAGCAAATCGCAGCAAACATCGGCTACAGTGAAGCGCATTTCTCTGTGTTGAAAGGTAAATTGCCTAAATTATCTAAAGCATTAAAAAATGGGCGTGCGCCCATTGATTTTGCCATTGAAAGCAAGATTTATCGTAAGGCTATGGGGATGAAGGTAAAAGTTCAACAGGCTATTAAGGTGAAAGATGTGTTTTTCGATGAAGAAGGTCGCAGATGCGAGAAAGAACGGGTAGAGATTGTGGAATTAGACCAAGAAGTACCACCTGATACAACAGCTGGTATTTTCTGGCTCAAAAACCGTAAGCCCGAACAATGGAATAGACCGGCTCCAAGAGCTGAAGATGATGCAGATATTCCTGCTGACATCGACCACGGCATCACTATTGATTCATGGATTAAAGACAAGCTGAAATGATAGTACCCCAGCCCATATATCACCCTCTCTACACCGATACGGAGAAATTCATTATCCTTATCACCGGTGGGCGTGGTAGCGGAAAGTCTTTCAATGCTTCTACCTTTATTGAGCGGTTGACTTTTGAAATGACTCCCGTAGAGAAAATAGTTCATCAGATTCTTTACACCCGTTACACGATGGTTTCTGCCGGTATGTCTATCATCCCCGAAATGATGGAGAAGATAGATTTGGACGGTACCACGAAATATTTCAAGACCACAAAGACGGACATAGTCAATAAGATGACTAAGAGCCGTATCATGTTCCGGGGTATCAAGACTTCTTCCGGGAACCAGACTGCAAAACTGAAATCCATTCAAGGCATTACGACTTTCGTCTGCGATGAAGCGGAAGAGTGGACAAGCGAAGATGAGTTCGACAAGATAATGCTCTCCATTCGCAAGAAGGGTATTCAGAACCGGATTATCATTATAATGAACCCATGCGATTCCAATCACTTCATCTACAAGAAATACATTGAGAAAACTCACAAGCTGGTAGAGATTGACGGTGTGCAGGTTCAGATTTCCACTCATCCGAATGTGCTCCATATCCATACTACGTATTTTGATAACTTGGATAACCTTTCTCCTGAGTTCCTGAAAGAGGTGGAAGATATGAAGGTGAGTAATCCTGAAAAGTATGCTCATGTGGTTATCGGTCGCTGGGCTGACGTTGCAGAAGGTGCTGTGTTCAAGAGGTGGGGAATTGTTGACGAGTTCCCGGCTGAATGCAAAAAAGTTGGCATAGGGCTGGACTTTGGGTATAGCATGGACCCCACAGCGATAGTTAGGTGCGGAATATGGGATAATAGACTATATCTTGACGAAGTAGATTACCGAACCGGATTGCTTTCAACCGATATAGTCAAATCGCTTAGACCCTGGGGCATGAAAACTATTGCCGATAGCGCAGATCCGAGATTGATACAAGAAATCCATAACGGGGGAATAAGGATATATGCCGTCGAAAAAGGTGCTGGATCAATCAATGCAGGAATTGACAAAATGCAAAGTCTTGAAATTTTCGTAACCAAGCGTTCATACAACCTGCAAAATGAGCTGAGGAATTATGTATGGGATAAAGATAAAGACGGAAGGTATATAAACACTCCAGTGGATGCAAACAACCACTGCTTTCGTGGAGACACACTGATTACTACCATAAATGGCGATATTCCTATCAAGGATATTCGGGTCGGGGATTATGTTCTTACACGAAATGGTTATAAAAAAGTGCTTAAGAAACACAATAACGGAGTAAGAAAAGTAATTGAAAAAGAAGTCTTTATAGGCTTTGAAAAACGAACATTTTTTGCTACCTTAGAACATAAATTTAACGCAAACGGAAAATGGAAGAAGTACGGAAAATTAACAAAAGGGGACAAGTTGTTTGTTCTATCGAATTTAACGGGAGAGTGTACAAACGGTATCCAAATGGGAAACACCCCAATTATTACTATTGGAAATTTGGACACGGAAACAAACAGAGCGAGATGCTGCATCATGCCGTTTACAAATTCTATCATGGGGAAATTCCGAATGGAAAGATTATCCACCACATTGACCACAATCCGCTCAATAACTCGATTGAAAACCTTGAAGCGGTTTCAAGAAGTGAACATAATAGGCTACATCCGGAGAAAATTGACAATATTGTCAGAATGGGTCTTAACACAAAAGGCGCATATACAAAATCAAATTGGAATCAAAGAAGAATTAAGGCAATTGCCCGATTACAGAGCGAAGAGAGAGTGTGCGAGCAATGTGGCGGACGATTCACAGCAACAAATGTTCATCAGCGATTTTGCTCAAAGAAATGCCATCACAAATGGCAGTACACCTCGCCTAAATGTACGACAGAAATGGTGTGCCAATACTGCGGAATCACATTCATGGGGAACAAGTATCTTAAGCCCAAATGCTGTTCAAAAGAATGCGCACATAAACTGCAAGCAAGTAACAGACGTAAAAACAATAAGTGAAAGCTATTGCGAGGTATATGATTTGACCATTGAAGGTGAACATGAATATTTTGCTAATGGGGTTCTCGTGCATAATTGTATAGATGCTGTACGTTACTATGTATTGGGTGAGCTTCTTGGTAAGATTCAGAAGCCGAAAGATTTAACAGGAATATTCACACATTAAAAATATAAACTATGCCATTGAATTTAGAAGAAATATTAGCACTCCCTGACATCGGGCAGAAGATAAACTACCTGAAGAAAGGTAGAAAAACTGAACTTCCCGACCGTTGCAAACTTTGGGATGATTGGAATCCGGAACGACATGAAATCATGGTTGACAAAAAGAAGTATCCGGACAGAAAGGTTCTTGATAAGGAATCCGAAAAAGTTTTCGATGAAAAAACGGGTAAGACTTATGAAATCGAAGCAAAGTATAAGACTGAACCGGTGAACCGTATTTCTATTCCATTGGAACAAGATATCGTGAACATCCAAACTGCTTTCACGGTCGGCACAGAACCGTCTATGGATTGCATTCCGACTGATGATGATGAAAAGAAGCTGCTGGATGCGGTAAAGGCTGTATTTAAATCCAACAAAATCAAATACCAAAACAAGAAGATTGTCCGTGCCTGGCTCTCCGAACAAGAAGCGGCAGAATATTGGTATGTTACCGATGATGATTCGTTTTGGGCAAAGTTTTGGAAGAAAGTTAAGACTACGTTCGGTGGCAAGGTCAAGCCCACCAAGAAACTGAAAAGCGTGTTATGGTCTCCATTCAGAGGTGATAAGCTATACCCGTTCTTTAACGACGAAGGTAAAATGATTGCTTTCTCACGTGAGTATAAAAAGAAGCTCATGGATGATTCGGAGGTCACCTGCTTTATGACTATCACGGACAAAATGGTTTATCAATGGGATTTGTCTAAAGGGTATGAAGAAAGAACGCCTTTTGCTCATGGATTCCCAAAACTACCGGTTCTCTATGCTTATCGTCCTGAATCTTATTGCAAGAAGATAAAGACATTCCGTGTCCGGCTGGAAAAACTGTTATCTAATTATGCTGATTGTATAGACTACCATTTCTTCCCACTGCTGAAGCTAATTGGAGATGTAGAGGGTTTCATGGGTAAGGTTAAGGATAGAATGGTCAAACTTACAGGTGAAGGTGCGGATGCCCAGTATCTGACGTGGAACCAAGTTCCGGATACGGTACGTTTTGAAGCAGAAACACTCACTAATATGGCTTATGATATGTCAAACACTCCAAGAATATCGTTTGAGACATTGAAAGGCATAGGCAAGGCTTCCGGCACTGCTTTCCGCTTCATGTTTATGGGTGCACATATGGCGGTAGAAAATCACGGTGAGGTTGTCGGTGAGTTCTTGCAGCGAAGAGTAAATTTCATTGTTTCCGCTTTAGGCTCTATCAATCCAACCGAGTTTAGCAAGGCATCGCAGACCATTGACATAGAAACAGAACTGGTTCCATATATGATTGATGATTTGAATGATAAGGTGACTACTGCCGTTTCCGCTGTCAGTGGTGGCATCTGGTCAACGCGTGAGGGAATCATGTTTGCCGGAAATGCTGACCGCATCGAAAGCGAATTGAAAGAAATTAAAGAGGAACAAGCAGCAAAGAATGAGCAAATCGGAGATAAGGGAAAGAAAAACGCCTCTTAGTTAGAAAAATTACGGGACTTATAGTTTTAGTATAAGAAAAATAGTTAGCGGTGGCTTCAAAGAGTTGCCGCTATTTTTTTTGCTCTTTTAAATTATAAATATTAGAATATAATTTTGAATTATAGAATTATATATGTATTTTTGTCACACGATAATTGAGTAACCAATGAGAATATTTACCGAACAAGCATTAAAAGAATATGCAGAGAACCATCCCGATTCAAAGGTCGCTTTGCAAGAATGGACTACCATTGTGAAAAGAAGTAAGTGGACCTGTTTTGCCGATATTAAGAAAACGTTTAATAGCGTTGATAGTGTAGGTAATCAACACTATGTTTTCAATATCAAAGGCAATAACTATCGTTTGGTAGTAGTGATTAAATTCACTATTCAGTTTGTGTATATTCGCTTTATTGGTACTCATAAAGAATATGATAAAATAGATTGCGCTAATATTTAGGATTATGACAAAGATAGAAAATCAAGCCCAATATGAATGGGCGGTGAAAAGAGTAGAGGAACTTCTTCCATTAGTGAAAGATGATACTCCTTTGAATGACCCAAATAGCATAGAATTGGAGCTTCTTTCTAATTTGGTTGCTGATTATTCCGAAGAACATTTTGCATTGGGAGAACCAACACTTGTGGATGTTCTTAAACTTCGTATGTACGAAATGGGGCTTAATCAAAAATCACTTGCAAAGTTGGTTGGTGTCAGCCCATCACGGTTAAGTGATTATATATCCGGTAAATGTGAACCTACTTTAAAAGTTGCTCGTGAGATAAGCCGGAAGCTAAATATTGATGCTAATATAGTGTTGGGAGTGTAAACTCTAAATCTACGATAAGGTTACTATGGAAAAGAAATATCAAGTATTTGTTAGTTCAACGTATGAGGACTTACAGGAAGAGCGAAAAAAAGTAATGGAGGCACTTTTGCAAATGAATTGCTTTCCTGTAGGAATGGAGTATTTTAATGCTTCGGATTCATCACAATGGGAGGTTATTAAAAGTCTTATACGTGAGTGTGACTATTATGTTTTGATTGTTGCTGGACGTTATGGATCAATAGAGGAAGAATCAGGGAAAAGCTATACGCAAAAAGAGTTTGAATATGCAATTGAACAAGGAGTTCCGGTGATTTCGTTTGTACATAAGAATCCAGGAATATTGCCAGGCATAAAAATCGAATCAAATCCCAAATGCAAAGAGAAATTAGAGAGTTTCAAATCTGAAGTCAAAAAGAAACTATGCAAACTTTGGGATAACGCTGACGGACTAGCTTCTCAAGTCGTGTTAAGTTTAAATTCTTTGATCAAAACCAATCCTCGTGTAGGATGGGTAAAGGCAAATGAAGTATCGAGTGCAGATGCAAATAAAGAAATTTTGGCTCTTAGGAAAGAAAATGAAGAGTTGATTAAGCAAATAGAGGAAATAAAAGTAACTCCTCCAGTGGGAAGTGAAATGTTAAAACAAGGAGAAGATTCTGTTTGTTTGCATTTCATTTCTCCGCATGAACAAAGTGTAGAGTTAAATACTACATGGAATAAATTATTTGCTTATTTAGCTCCAATGATGATAAATGAAGCAACAGAATTTGGCATAAACCAAGCATTAAGAGAATTATGTTTTCGTGATTATCGTTTTAATTATAAATCTTTTGTAGAACTTCTAAGTGAGGATTTTTATACCATATTAATTCAATTTTCATCATTAGGTTTGATAGCTAAAAGTGAAAAGAAAAGGGGGATAAAAGATACAAATGTATATTGGACTTTAACTCCTTATGGGTATAATGAAATGATTAAGCTGAAAGCTGTAAAGAAGTAAATAGTAATAATTTTGAAGGCGTGATTCCATTGGTTTCACGCCTTTTTTTATCATTTTACGACAATCGCTTCATTGTCGTATATCGTCTATCTGATAATTTCTCATCTGCTTTATTAATGCCGAAATTTACCGTAGAAATTTATAAATCAAATTCATACGGTATGACAATCTTAGAACAAATATTGGCAGGGCTACAACAGAAATTCGCTGGGGTGGACACTGCTATTCTTACCCGCATTGCCACCAAAAAGGCAGAGGGTGTAACGGACGAGACAAAAGTAAACTCCATTGTTGAGGGTATCAGTTTTTCGGACGTGCTTAATTCCTATGGTGATTTCCGTGCCGGGGATGCTTCAAAAACGGCAGTGACTAACTACGAGAAGAGGCATAACCTTAAAGACGGTAAGCCAATCGAGACTACCACAACCACCAAAACGGAAGAGAATAAAGACGATGTGCCTGCATGGGCGCAAGCTTTAATTGACTCCAACAAGAACCTTTCTGATAAGCTAACACAGTTAGAAACGGAAAAGGCTCAAGCAACACGTAGCCAGCAGATTTTGGCAAAGGCAAAGGAGTATGGTATTCCCGAAAACTACGCCAAACGATGCGCCATTAAGGACGATGAGGACTTGGACGCATACTTCAAGGACTTGAAGCAGGAGTTTGCGAATGACGGCTTTAAGGGTGTAGTTCCTCCAGATACAGCAAAAAAAGAACTGGAGAATGAGACTCAGGCGTTTGCGAAAATGATTGCAGACGACACTAAAGAAATTGTAGAACAACAAAAACAGTGATTTTATGGCAGCAGGATTTAAGTATAATCTTGAACCGGAAGTTGAGCAGGAAGAACGCTACGACGTAGAAACCGGACGCAGACGCAGAGGTCCGTATAAGTTGGACACAACCAACCTCGTTGTCGGCTCGTACTTGCCCTCATTCACACCGATTGCAGCTGACTTGGTGAAGAAAACATCCCAAGTGGCTATCCGTGTGGAAGTATATGAGAAGTTTACGACAGGCTCCAATACCACATTGAAAATCAAGAAACGTTCTTTGGCTTACAAAGGTATGCACTTGGGTAACGGTGCGCATGGAGCGACAATCAACGCTATTGACAAGGCTGACAAAGCTTTTGATAAGCTGACGTTAGCGGCAGACTTTGGAGAAAATCTAGAAGCTGGAACAGTTCTTTACGAAGCGACAGCCGCAGACGGTACAACGCCCAAAGTTATCGCAAATTCAGCTCTGTATGAAAGGAAGCAGGTAGAGGATGGCATAGTATTGGTTTCCCTTTTGATGCGTGCGTTTGAAATCGAACCGACCAAGCTGGTAATGCCTTTCGCAGATATTGACAAGGCGAATATGCCGCACTTCCAGTTTAACGCTTTGGATGTCAAACAAGAAAAAGAAGCCGTATCTATTCCTAAGGCTTCTTCTAGTCAGGACGGTTTGATGAGTAAGGAAGATAAAGCCAAATTGGATGGGGTTGCAGCACAAGCTAACAAGTATACTTTAACAGCAGCTACGACTTCTGCTCTTGGAGGTGTAAAGCAGGCAGCCAAAGTGAATGATGCATCTGGTACGGTGTCGGTAGAAAACTTTAACGGATTATTGACAGCGTTGAAAAACGCAGGTATAATGGCAAAATAAAGAAAGGAGGACTAATATATGATGCTAACTATTCATACATTGTTTAATGACCCGAACATTGTAAATGCAGTGATTCAGCGTGTCCTCAAGACAAGAAAGGACACAATTTATTGGCAGCAGTATTTGGGCTTCCGTAGGACTACTACTCGTGTATTTAAAGACTACATCGGTCAGGTTACTGGCGTGATGGCTGGTTCCATCAACTCCCGTTATGGCGAAAAGCCTATCCGTGAACGCAGGAATATCGGTTCCGGATATGGTGAGATTGCCTATTTGGGTGACCGCTATCAAATCTCAATCGACCGTTTGTCTGACTTGCAGGACTTGATAGATAAGTATAATGCCGCCAAACCGGAAGACCAGAAAGCAGCCATGCGTGACATCGTGGACTTCATCTATGACGATTACCGTCAGGTATTGCTGGCACCGCACAAGCGTATGGACATTATCGTAGGCTCTCTGTTGATGACTGGAGCAGCAAGCGTGAAGAACAAGGACGACAATGCCGGAGGAATTGACTTATTGAACATCGACTTGCCGTTTAAGTTTATCAAGCCGGACACAGAGGATAAAGACTATTTCGTCACTTACTTGCAGCAGAAACTGAATGAGCTGAAATCTATTTACGGCACATTCCCCAAGATGATTATGAGCCGTGGCACATTCATCAAGAATATTATCGGTTCAAGTGAATTTGGAGATAAGTTCAAGATGCAGCTTACAGGCAACGAGATGTATATGTCCACCGGGATTATCACTTCGCAACTGGCTTCTGCTATTTTTACGGGTATCGGACTTCCGGCTATTGAAATCAAGGAAGATTATGTGGTAGACCAAACAGGTAAGAATATCCCCATTTATGCAGATGGTCGTATTTCCCTGCTTCCGCAGGATAAAATCGGTTATATGCGCTTCCACACTCCTTATGAAGCTGTGGATGGTGTACCGGGACGTAATTACACTCAGGCAGATGGCGATATGCTGATTTCAGGTTACAAGGACGGCAATGGTCGCTATCTGGAATACACAGCCGAATGGATTCCGCAGATTGCGAACCCGAACCTGATTGTGAACTTCGATTTGAGTGAGATGAACGCATGACAGTAAACGATTATATATTACAGAAGTTTCAGACCTTCGGCGTTAACTTGTCGGAGGCTGACCTTTTCGATATATGTCTGAACGCAAAGATAAGCGGAGGGGGTGAGATGAACGAGGATTGCCAAACACGGGTGTCGGTGGCAATTGCGAAGTTCATCCCCTCTCTATTGCTTCGTGCCACTTCCATCAGCGAAAGCGGTTTTTCTATGTCTTGGAACATTCAAGGCATTAAGGATTACTATTCATTTCTGTGTAAACAGTACGGTTTGAAAGACGAACTGGGTAACAAACCTAAAGTGACTTTCTTATGATATTCGCTCCACACATATTGCAGGTAAAAGTTATCACCCCGATGGATAAGGACGAGTTTGGCAGACCTATTCCCGGAACAGGTGGTGAAAGCTGGCAGGAGGTGTGCAAATGCCGTTGTGATGATAACACTACCAAAGAGTTTTCATCTGATAACGGCTCTGTGTATCGTCCGAATTATCATGTGGTATGCGAGAAGAAAATTACTGTCAAGGCTGGTGATGAAGTACGTTGCATGGATGGTGATAGCGTAAGAGGTCAAGGCGAAGTCTACACGGTAAAGAGTACAAACTACTTTAACTATTCGGAATTATGGATGTAGATTTCGATTTCTCAGATGTCGACTCCTTTTTCGATGAAGGAGAATGGGAGGTCGAAAAGAAGATGATTGATGTAGGCGATGAAGCCGTGAAGTACGCAGAGGAACATGGGGATTATCAAGACCATACACTCACTTTGAGAACGTCCAATGATTACGATGTCAATAAAGACGGTTTAACTCTGAAAAATGAAGCGGAATACGTATCATTCGTAGAATCTAAAGGGTATGATGTTTTAAGTGGTGCCGCTCTTCATGCGGAGAAACGATTAAAAGAAGAATTTGAAAAATGAAAAAGTACATTAGCACAAAACAGATTGAAGCAGAACCTATGACATTAGGCGAAGCTTGCCGTAAAGGTTTGGTAAAAAGTGAAATAGGAGAGCATGAATCTTGCAAGCTTGGATATCACACTCGTGCTGAATATGGCTATGAAAGTTGGTCACCCAAAGAACTGTTTGAAGAATCATATCGAGAAGTCAAGGAAGAAACTCCTATCTGTTTCGGTGATGCTATCGAAGTGTTAAAACAAGGTGGGGCTGTTCGTAGAAGTGGTTGGAATGGTAAAGGTTTGATGGTATTCAAACAAGTGCCAGCTCATATCGAAAGCGACATCATCCCTAAGATGCAATCGCTTCCCCAATCGGCAAAAGACCTTATTCTGAAAGGTAAGGGATTTATTGACTATACAAGCCAGTGTCTTATCTACAACGAGAATACCGGACGCGCTGATTCATGGGTTCCGTCTATCAGTGATGTATTTGCAGAAGATTGGGAGATTGTGGAATGATAGTAACTACCGACATAGGAAACATCCTCTACCGGGACTGCAAGGCTTTCGGAATAGATCTAGTGCCTGATGGTGAAACGCTGACGGGTGAATTGAAGTCCGAAAGGATTGTCATCCACACGAAGAAACAACAGCCGGGAAAGTATTGGAAGAAATCTTTCGCAGAAGTGAATCTATGTGTACCCAATTTAAGCGAGAATGAAGTGAACACAATCCGGCTTAACGAACTCGAAAGAAAGGCTGGCAAGCTGCTTGATGATGTAGTAAGCACCTATGACGGTACAACCTATCGTTATTCTATCGAATCAATTGGCACGGAAGCGGATACAGCTTTGAAATGCCATTACGTGAATGTGAGAATTTTATTTGAAGTAATAAATGTAAAACTATAAGATTATGATTTCAGCAGTAGGAATAAAAAGAATCTTGTTTGCCGACATTGATAAGGTAACGGCAGACATTACCCCCGAAATCGCAAAGACTTTGATTCAAGCCGCTATCAAAGCGAAAGATGAGGTTTTGAATGTACACGGGGAAACGTGGCAGATTGAGGAAACGGAAGCCTCTGTCACCGGGTACAAGAACCAATTAACGGGAAAGAATTACCGTTACGATGATGTGCCGGGAGAAGTATCGCCCGCTTTCTCTATCGGACAATATGACTGGAAGACCAAGAAAGCGTTCATGGGTGGCGATGTTATTCAGGCAACATCTAAAGATGTGGGTTGGAAGCGTGCTTTGGATAAAGTTATTATCAACAAAGCATTGTTCTGTCTGACCGATGATGATGTCTGGTTCATCTTCCCAAAATGCCGTATTGTTTCCCGTGAAGCCAATACGGATAAGGCAATTGCAATCGCTGTAAAAGGCTTGGTGCAGGAACCGGGAATTGAAGGCGTTTCTTCTGAGTATAACTACGAAGAGGGGCAGATTAAAGCTTTGCAGGCATGAACTACAGTAACCATTGTACCTACTCCTTCCGATGCGACCGTAAAGCTGGACGGTGTAACGGTCAAGTCAAAGCAGGTGAATGCTGGGGCTACCGTTCACTATGAAGTGTCGAAAGTGGGGTACGTCACTCAGTCAGGAGATATTAAAACCACTCCTTCTGAAGTTGATACCACTCTTAAAAAAGAGATAACATTGGTAAAAGCACAAGAGTGATAACCGGGGGATGGATATATACCATTCCCCCTTTTAGTTTAAGAATATGAATCAAGCAGCAAAAACGGTTTCTGATGCTTTGTTAGGGCTGGATTTCATGAATGTGGAGATAGGAGGGATGGTTTATACCATTAAACCTCCTACAATTAAAATTATCTGTCGTGCCATTCATCATTTTTCCAATATCGGCATGACTGGAGATAATGTCATGGAAGCTATTAAAGAGCTTCCTGAAGCTACTGAAGATATGCTGAAAGGTATTTCATGCTTCATCTGCGGGAATGATAGTTTGGTCAAAGAATTGGAGAACGGCACTTTTGAAGAAGTCAAAGATGCCTTGGGAGTCTGTTTCTCTATGATGGATATTTCGGCTTTTCAGTGTGTCAGCTCGATGAGGAACGTGTCGATGTTGGCAGCAAGACCGAAACAGTAGGAAACACAACGTTCTTCGGGCAGATAGCCCATTTGATTGACACGCTGCATCTGAGTTATACAGAAGTGTTTGAGATTATCCCTTATCGGAATCTGCTGATGATGCAACGGGATAAATTACGCGCAGTATATGGTGGTCAGAAGGTGAATAGAATCAGTGGTAAGGAATTGGCTAATCGTAGGAAAAAGAAATAGATATGGCAAAATTATATTTTAAGATAGGTAGTGACTGGGAAGAAGTTGTAAGACTTCGTAATGAAATTGCAAAATTAAAGCAGGAGTTAATGAGCATGGATGGCACGCAGTCTCCTGCTGCTTTCAAGGCTTTGAATGCCCAACTTGCTGCATCCAACCAAAGATTGGATGAGTTGGTGACTAATGCAGCCAAAGCTGGAGCGGAGATGGAAACGGGATTCAAAAGGAAAATCTTCGATGCTTCCCAGGCCGTGAATGGATTCACAGAGAAGATTCTTGCTCAAAAAACGGTAGTTAAGGATATTGAAGCGGATGTAAAACGACTTGGGGATGCTTATCGTATAGCATTGAAAAGGAATCCGTTATCAGCAAATAGCAAGTTAGAAGAATACAATGCTGCCCGCAAAGCTCTTGATGAAGAAAAGGCAGCTTTATTTGGATTAACCCAACAACAAGCCGAAGCGCGTCTTTCCGTAAAGAAACTTCGGGATGAATACGCCCTTTACAATGATAATGCTAAGGAAATCGTAGAGAGTAACAACGGTATCGCTATTTCTTGGAAGAAAGCATTGGCGGTTATTGGTGGTGCTGGAGTACTGAAAGCATTAGGTGCTGAAATGATTCGTGTACGTGGCGAGTTCCAGGCTGCTGACACTGCTATTGAAACTTTATTGGGAAACAAAGAGAAAGCCAATGCCCTCATGTCACAAGTTCGTGAGTTCGCTAAAATTTCTCCGCTTGAATTTTCTGATGTAACAGCAGCCACGCAGATGATGCTTGGTTTCAACATTGAAGCCGAGAAAGTTCCCCGTTATCTACAAGCTATTGGCGATGTTTCTATGGGGAACACACAAAAGTTTAATTCTATGACTTTGGCATTCTCTCAGATGTCCGCTGCCGGTAAACTTATGGGTCAAGACCTCAATCAGATGATTAATGCAGGATTTAATCCTCTGCAAATCATGTCTGAAAAGACCGGTAAGTCTATCGCTACCCTCAAAGATGAGATGTCTAAGGGGGCTATTTCCGCAGAAATGGTTCAGCAGGCATTTATAGATGCTACTTCCGCTGGTGGTCGATTCTATCAGATGTCCGAAAACGCTTCAAAAGAGATAAACGGTCAGCTTTCTATGATGCAGGATGCGATGGATAGTGTTCTCAACGAGTTAGGTGAGAAATCGGAAGGTGTAATTATGGACGGCATTCAGATGACTACTTCTTTGATTGAAAACTACGAAACAGTCGGCAAGATACTTGCTGGATTAGTAGTTACTTATGGCGCATATCGTACTGCTGTAATGCTTACTACTATCGCAACGAGCAAACACACGATAGCCGAGATAGCCCTTACCAATGCCCGTGTACTGGCACGGAAAGCACAAATGGCTCTCAATGCGGCAATGCTTACCAGTCCTTATGTTTTGCTGGCGACTGCCGTTGTAGGGCTTGGTGCGGCCATGTGGACTTTCCATGATTCCGCAACTGAAGCCGAAAAAGCACAGAGAAGGTTTAACGAACAGCAAGAAGAAGCTAAAAAACAAGAGGAAGAACACAAGCAGAAAATTGATTTCCTTGTACAGAGTTCCCGTGACATGGCTTTGTCTGATTTACAAAGAGGACAGAGCTTGGCGGAGTTGAGAAAAGAATACCCAAAGATATTCGCTCAATACGACATTGAAACCATTAAACTTGCTGATATTCTCAAACTGAAACAACAGATTGCAGCAGAAGATACAAAACGCGCCGGAGAAAAGCAGGAAAAAGAACTTTCAGACATCGAAGCAGAAATTAAGTATTACGAGAATCTTCTTAAATCCTTGTCTGGGCAACAAGGAATTGATGGGTATGTGAAGAAATTGAAAGATTTGCGTGCTGATAGGGATGTTTTATTACAAGAAAAAGGCAAAGGCATTTCCGAGCAGTTCATATCAGGACTAAACAATATTGATATAAGCAAGTTTGACCGTTACATTGCAGAACTTGAAAAGCGTATCAAAGGTAAGGGGGAAAATGGAAAAATCAAGTTACGATTACCTATTGACGTAAAAGGTTCATTGTCTGATGAAGCAATTTATGATGTAAAAGATATACAGACACTGATTGATACGGCAAAATCCAAGAAACAGTCACGTATTGATGAAGAAAAAAATAAAACTACATATCAGGAAGATTTGGCAAATGCTAAAGTCGAATGGGAGAAAGCGAAAAAAGGGTATGAGGCCTTAATCAAAGATCAGACGGCTACATCGAAACAGGTGAAAGAAGCCAAAGATAAGATGGAGGCATCCGAAAAGACATACAAGGAGCTGGGCGGAGTAACCGGAAGCGCACTGACCAGACAGGAAAATCTAGCAAAAAAGCAAAAAGAAAATCAGGAAAAGCTGGACGGGCAACTTCTTTCACTTCACCGTCAGAACCAACAGGATGAAATCAACCTGATGAGAGAAGGCACGGAAAAGAAGTTGAAACAGATTGACCTTGATTATCAGAAACAGATTGATGCGATAAGAAAACAGGAGGAAGAATGGAGCAAAGCCGGTAACGGTAAGCTGACCGACAAGCAGGCACAGAAAATTTCAGAAGCTTATACCAATGCCGAAAGTATGAGAGATAAAGATATTTCCGATGTAACTGAAGGACAGCTGAAAGCCGAACAACAGGCTTTGAACGACTACTTGAAAGAATATGGCACGTTCCAGCAGCAGAAATTGGCTATCGCCCAAGAGTATGCGGAAAAAATAAGGAAAGCACAGGAAGAAAACGGTGTTAATAGTGCACAAGTAAAGTTACTGGAGAAACAACGTGATGTTGCCATACAGAACAAGGAAACAGAAGCCATAAAAGCCAATATAGATTGGGTTACTGTGTTCGGTGAGTTTGGTTCCATGTTTTCCGACATGATAAAGCCCGCCTTGGACGAAGCGAAAAAATATGTACGGACTGACAAGTTCAAGAACTCCGATCAGGCAAGCCAGAAATCATTGATTGACGCCATCAGCCAGATGGAAAAGTCTTTGGGTGGTACAAGTGGAGTCAACTTCAAGAAACTTGGAGAGGATGTAAAAGCCTATCAAATAGCAGAACAGAATCGTATCAATGCCATAGGGATTGAAACAGCTGCTTTGGAAAGACTAAAGAAATCACAGGATGATTACGCCAAAGCGCAGAAGGGCGGAACGGAAAGTGAGAAACAAGCCGCAGCAAACGCTCTTGAAACAGCACGGCAGAATGCTGACATTGCATCCGCCAATGTGAAGACACAGACAGATATCGCCAACCAAGCCCAGCAGAATGTAGCCGATACCGCCACCAGATTGAAAGCAAGCATGGAAAATTTGTTGGGAGGCTTGCAGCAGATTTCATCCGGTGGATTGTATAACGCATATAGCGGAATTATCAAAACCGTGAACGGATTCAAGGATGTCATAGGCAAGACATCGGAATCGCTTCAAGAGGTTCCCATTGTCGGATGGATTCTGTCCATCATTGACGTACTCAAAGACGGATTGAGTGATCTTGTTGGTGGTCTGCTTGACGCTGTTCTAAATGCGGTCAGTGGAATTATCAGTGATGTCTTGTCGGGAGATTTGTTTGTCACAATTGGGAATTCATTAAAAAATGGAATAGGTAATATCCTTAATGCGATTTCTTTCGGTGGGTTTAATTCTTTGTTTGGTATTGGCGGTAATAAAAAAGAGGTCGAAGAAGCCATTAACAGGTTGACAGACCGTAACGAAACGTTACAAACTGCCATTGAAGACTTGACTGACGAAATGAAGGCAAGCAAGGGAACGCAGTCTGTTGCCGCATACCGGGATGCTTATAAGTATCAAAAAGAAACTATTGATAATTACAAGCGTATAGCGCAGGAACAAGCACGTTATTCTGGTTCTCATCATAGCTGGAATTACTATTGGGGCGGTTTTTCTCAGGAACAGATAGACCGTCTGAGCGGCAAGATTGGCCGTGATTGGAATGGTGATATCTGGAATCTTACCCCAGAAGAAATGAAAATGCTTCGTGAGACAGTCGATATGTGGGAAACCATTCAGAATACCGGCAAAGGTGGATACGGTGACCGTCTGACTGATAAGTTGAATGACTATATTGATCAAGCTGGTACGTTGGAAGAACTGACGAATGAACTTTACGAGGGTCTGACTGGAATGTCATTTGATTCTATGTATGATAGTTTTGTTGACAATCTTATGGATATGAAATACGATGCGAAGGCAGCATCGGAAGATATATCAGAATACTTCATGCGTGCCATGCTTTCCAATAAGATTGGTGAGTTATACAGCGAAAAGTTGGAGGATTGGTGGAAAAAGTTTGGTGCCAGCATGGAGGATAACGAGCTGACCGAAGAGGAAAGGAAAGCCTTGCAAGATGAATATATGCAGTATGTTGACGAAGCCATGAAGCTCCGTGACGAGCTTGCCGCAGCAACCGGATATGACAAGATTTCGCAAGAATCAACATCCCAGTCAGCTTCATCCAAAGGTTTTCAGACAATGAGTCAAGATACTGGCGAAGAGTTGAACGGTAGGTTTACAGCATTGCAGATTGCAGGAGAAGAAATAAAAAATCAGAATATTATTCAATCTCAATCACTTAATCTACTGACAGTAAAAGCAGATGCTCTACTTTCCATAAATACGGAAACAAGAAATATTGCTGATGATACAAGGAATTTGATAGCGCAATCTTATCTTGAACTGGTACAGATTTCAGAAAATACAGGGGCAATCGTCAAACCTATTCAACAGATGCAAAGAGATATAGCAGAAGTTAAAAAGAATACAGCAAAATTATAG